ATGTCAACCGGATTACGTTTCACGCTGGAAGTGGACGGCCTGCCACCGGATGCTTTTGCGGTGGTCTCCTTTCATCTGAACCAGTCACTCTCTTCGCTTTTTTCCCTCGATCTCTCTCTGGTCAGCCAGCAGTTTCTCTCCCTTGAATTCCAGCAGATCCTCGACAAAATGGCCTACCTGACGATATGGCAGGGCGATGACGTACAGCGCCGGGTGAAAGGTATGGTGACCTGGTTTGAACTGGGGGAGAACGACAAAAACCAGATGCTGTACAGCATGAAGGTGTGCCCACCGCTGTGGCGCACAGGGCTGCGCCAGAACTTCCGTATCTTCCAGAATGAGGACATCGAAAGCATCCTCGGCACGATATTGCAGGAAAACGGGGTGACCGAGTGGAGCCCGCTGTTCAGCGAGCCACATCCTTCCCGTGAGTTTTGTGTCCAGTACGGTGAGACTGATTACGATTTCCTGTGCCGGATGGCGGCGGAGGAAGGCATCTTCTTTTATGAGGAGCACGCGCAAAAAAGTACCGACCAGAGCCTGGTCCTGTGCGATACCGTGCGTTATCTGCCGGAGTCCTTTGAGATCCCCTGGAATCCGAACACCCGTACCGAGGTGAGCACCCTCTGCATCAGCCAGTTTCGCTACAGCGCACAAATCCGCCCTTCTTCCGTGGTGACCAAAGACTACACCTTTAAACGACCCGGCTGGGCAGGGCGTTTTGATCAGGAAGGCCAGTACCAGGATTACCAGCGCACACAGTATGAAGTGTATGACTACCCCGGACGTTTCAAGGGTGCCCACGGGCAGAACTTTGCCCGCTGGCAGATGGATGGCTGGCGCAACAACGCAGAAGTGGCGCGCGGAACAAGCCGTTCGCCGGAGATATGGCCGGGACGGCGAATTGTGCTGACGGGGCATCCGCAGGCGAACCTGAACCGGGAATGGCAGGTGGTGGCGAGCGATCTTCACGGCGAACAGCCGCAGGCGGTACCGGGACGCAGGGGTTCAGGCACCACGCTGGATAACCACTTTGCGGTAATCCCGGCAGACCGGACATGGCGGCCACAGCCGTTGCTGAAACCGCTGGTGGACGGCCCGCAGAGCGCCGTCGTGACGGGACCGGCAGGCGAGGAAATCTTCTGTGATGAACATGGCCGCGTGCGGGTGAAATTTAACTGGGACCGCTATAACCCGTCAAACCAGGAAAGTTCATGCTGGATCCGTGTGGCACAGGCGTGGGCAGGCACCGGCTTTGGTAACCTGGCGATACCGCGTGTGGGTCAGGAGGTCATTGTGGACTTCCTCAACGGCGATCCGGACCAGCCGATCATTATGGGGCGTACCTACCACCAGGAAAACCGCACCCCCGGCAGCCTGCCGGGGACGAAGACGCAGATGACGATCCGCTCGAAAACCTATAAGGGCAGCGGGTTTAATGAACTGAAGTTTGACGATGCGACAGGGAAAGAACAGGTCTACATCCACGCGCAGAAGAACATGAACACCGAGGTGCTGAATAACCGCACCACTGATGTGATAAACAACCATGCCGAAAAAATAGGTAACAACCAGGCGATCACCGTTACCAATAACCAGATCCAGAACATTGGCGTTAATCAGATACAGACGGTTGGTGTCAACCAGGTGGAAACGGTGGGCAGTAACCAGATTATCAAAGTGGGATCAAACCAGGTTGAAAAGGTGGGGATCATTCGTGCGCTGACGGTGGGTGTGGCTTACCAGACGACGGTAGGCGGCATTATGAATACCTCGGTGGCGTTGTTGCAGTCCTCACAGGTAGGGCTGCATAAATCACTGATGGTGGGAATGGGCTACAGCGTCAATGTGGGGAATAACGTCACCTTCTCGGTGGGCAAGACAATGAAGGAAAACACCGGACAAACAGCAGTTTATTCTGCCGGTGAGCATCTTGAACTCTGCTGTGGTAAGGCAAGGCTGGTGCTGACGAAGGACGGAAGCATATTTCTCAATGGTACGCACATTCATCTGGAAGGGGAGTCGGATGTGAACGGTGATGCGCCAGTGATTAACTGGAACTGTGGTGCCACACAACCTGTACCGGATGCGCCTGTGCCGAAAGATTTACCCCCCGGAATGCCGGATATGCGGCAATTTTGAGTCAGGTGCAAAAAATTAAAACGGAACTGGTGCAGTGACCAGATAAACCATATTAAAAGCAGAAGGAATTGATTCATGTGTAACTTCGCGTTTTTTTCTGGGCTAATTGGCGAACAATTCTGGGCGGAGAGCGCGCAACCCAAAAGCCCAGAATTGGACGCTAAATTATTAGTCTCATGCTGATGATTTACCCTCAAAAAATCAGCTCATATCCTGCACAGCTCAACGCATTGCGTTGTAAATCGGTGTCCTGGTCATTTGTTGATGCGCGTACATAGCCTATAAACATAGTAGATCACCCTGACAAAAGCAGGAATGATGCCATTTGCTTGTTATTTCTGCATTTTCATAAACGTTGGTTTGGGAGAAGGCTCAGCGTTACCCGTTGGTGTACCTGTACCATATCCACTGGCTACACCACCAACAGGATGGATGAAGTGCAACGGTTCATCTTTCAATAAAACGTTACTACCTGCGTTGGCTGCTGTTTATCCATCCGGCGTCCTTCCAGACCTGCGGGGTGAATTCATTCGTGGTTGGGATGATGGGCGAGGTGTAGATAGCGGGCGCAAGCTAATGAGCGCCCAGGAAGATGCCATAAGAAATATCTCCGGAACAGTTCGCATAGTATCCAACTCATATAATCAAAACACAGCAAGGCAAATGACTGGGGTATTTGGATGGAGTGAGTCATCGGCTGGAGATACCACTAATTTTGTACTTACAGCCGCATCAAACACATCCGGGTATAAAAATGGTGGGTTTACATTTGATGCTTCATCACAGGTTCCAACGGCCCTGGAGAATCGACCGAGAAACATTGCGTTTAACTACATTGTGAGGACCGCATAAATGGAACAGGTGATTTTAGACGAAAACGGATATGCAACAACAGATGGTCAGATAACGGTCTACAACTATGATGGAGAAACGCGCGAATACATGACGTTATCAGTTGAGTATCTTGTTGCTGGTTTTGGTATCCCTGCGCATTCCAGCACTGATGCACCGGGTGAGCACAAGGACGGTTTTGCAATCTGCCGCAATGCAGATTCAACCGGGTGGGAATATGTTGCAGACCATCGCGGTGAAATCATCTATAGCACCGAAACAGGAGAATCGAAAGAAATCACAGCTCTGGGTGATTACCCTGAAAATACAACCACTATTGCCCCGTTAACACCATATGATAAATGGGATGGTGAGAAATGGGTGACAGATACTGAGGCACAGCATAGTGCCGCAGTAGACGCAGCAGAAGCACAGCGCCAGTCGCTGATTGATGCTGCAATGGCTTCCATCAGTCTGATTCAACTGAAATTGCAGGCCGGGCGGAAGCTGACGCAGGCAGAAACCACCCGACTTAACGCTGTGCTGGATTACATTGACGCGGTGACGGCAACAGATACCAGCACCGCGCCGGATGTCATCTGGCCTGAACTGCCGGAGGCGTAGGCCATTCAATATCTGGCGCACCGGAAGTATCGACCAGCTCCAGTGCGTCCAGATAATCCAGCCACAAATTATATTGCGCCAGTTCCTCACCTTTCAGACGACCAATAGCCGCTTTACCTGGCCATTGCTTACCGTGCATATAATTATTGGCTTCATCGATACGAATTTGTTTTTCATTCTTATTTTTCAGAATAAGTTCTTCTTCAGTCATAGGCGGGGCATCTTCCCAGATGGGCAGGCCATCTGCATGGGAGCGAATTTTGCCTTTCGGTGGATTTTGCGAATATTGATAAAATAATTCATCTGAAACTTCTTTTGCATCTGCTGGCCACGATCCAGCATCCTCATAGCTCTCTTTGTTAATATCTGAAACAAAAATATTATGTGCTGCACTGTAGAAAAATGTCATATCAGTAACCCCATGCTTCATAAGAGATTTCAGCGTTCGGTAGCGCGCCCAGCGTCGGGCTTCCACCGTTGCCAAGAATGTTCGCCACTCCCCATATCTTCACGCCCGTTCTGCTTAAATTAGAATACATCGCCATGTTGTAGGATGGGACGCCACTTTCTTGGTTGTGCAATGCAAACCGAACACAAGCATTTGGGAACGCCACTGGGAATGTCATGGTCTGGGGAGTCAAAGAGCTTACTGTTGGGGTCATACCTAAAATCTGAATTAAGCCATTCGCGTAATAATTAATAGTGTAAGTAGTGGTTGTTACTCGACGGACGCTATCCAACGTTACCAGGCGGATGGCTGTGTGAGTGTCCTCATGCATAAGATAAGGGGCAAGTTCACTTCCTAAGTAGAACCCTGCTTCTTTACAGGTATCACCAATTATCGCGTTGGTTAATCCAAGGTTTTCGAGAGCCGTTTTCACCGTGCCGTCCGATTTGATATCGGCAAATGGGTTTTTGCGGCTTAACAGCAACGCACGAAGCGCGGTAAGTAGCTGATCCGTTTTTTTGGGGTCAGGTTGAATATGTGCATCACCAAGAACATTAAGGAGTTCCTGCTGTAAATCACGGGTTGCTCCCTGCTGATTATTTAAATAATCAGCAGTTACGATGGTTCCTTCTATCCCCTGAGTGGGGTCACCATCATGAAACAATTGATCCGGTGTATTTATCGGGGGCATCAGATTTTGCATTACTGCTCCTCCTTATATGTGAAATGGCAATAAGTAAAAGCGGGTTTAAGGTCTTTAAATGTTTCTTCCAGTACAGGGGCACCAAAGGAAAGTAACGGTTCCCCGGCTGCAGATACTCCGGTTCTGAATCTGTAAGCTGGCGTTTTGCTTCCTGTGACATTAACCTGCCAAATCCATCGGGCATCTGTTATATAGAGACGATCACCACATCGGTTTACCCCCGTTCTGAATGGATGGAGTTCAGTAATTGTTATGGTGTACCCGAGGCTGGCTGCAAGTTGTTTAAAATAAGGGATAGATAACCCACCAGTTGCAGCCATCTTTATAAGAATATTTTCTCGGCGTTCCTGCTGTGTGGCACCATCGCGGGGTATTACTCCATACACTCGTTCCCAGTCAGACAGCGTCATGGATGCGTAAAATGGTGTGACAGATGCGAGCACTCGTGCAGCTGACGCTTTTACTTCATCCATAATGGCTGCTTCTGCGTTCAGTTCTGCTGAAATATATTTCCCGTTCGGGTCATAGCTGACCGGCGGTAACATGGCACGGAATAAATCAACCGTATTCATGTATTAACTCTCCCTGGGAAATGGCTGGATATCAATACTCCCCGGACGCAGCCACTCCCATGTGGATTCATTGACAACTGCTTTTACATTATCTGACGGCATAATAATCCGCCGATCACTGACGCCAGAAATTAATGAAATCTGAGTTTCCAGTTGTGAAATAATTAATTCCTGCCCCGGTTCCAGTCGGTTCATAAAATCCGTGATAACTTCAGTTATCTGTGGTTTTATCTGTTCAACAGTAAGGCCACTGGTTTTTATTCTGACAACAAAATCAACGTTTTTTTTCGTTGGTGCCAGTACCATTGTATCCTTCGCCGTTACCGGGCGGACATCATTGATATGGGCCATCACCGCGTTAATCAGCTCCTGTGACGGTAAATCATTTGCAGAAGTGATAACCACATCAACCGTACCGGGGCCACGACGTAACGGCTCCACGTATGCAGAGGTAACACCGTCAACTTCCAGCGCCCAGCGTTTGTAATCATATTTATTACCGCCAGCGGGCGGCCTGCGCAGAATATCCAGATAACGCGCCAGCAGGTCGGCGTCACTTTCCCTGTCCGTTCCGCCGGTCAGGGATTTAATCGTCACCGTGCTGTTGATGCCTTCCGGCGGGCTGACCAGCGTTGCCGTCTGCGTCGTGGATGCATTCGTCTGTGCACCCGTGGCGGTGCTTTTTACCGTCACCTCTGCGCTGCCTTCATCACCGATGGTGCAGTCTGCTGTGGTGGCCACGCTGACACCTTCACCACGAATTTCCGCACCGGCTGGCAGCGTCTTACCGGGTGCGCCGGTAATCACTACCGGACCGGATGAGGCCGTTGCTTTTTTACGAAAAACATTGCGCGTACGACAGTGCAGCTCCAGATATTCAGGGTCTGCCGTGTCAGGAAACACCTGACGGAGTATCCACCCCTGATGCATATAAAGCCCGTCAGCCACGCCGGATACGGCATTTGCACGAATGCGGTAATCGCTGTCAGCACCGGTGTCGATGGTTTCGCCCGGCAGGGCGTTAGCGATATCACGTAGCTGGCGTTCTGTGTTTTCAGCAACGCCCGGAACAGGAAACGGCATTACATAATCCTCACAGGGTGTTCAAACGTCTGCGGTGTGCCCGCGTTATCCGTGACGGTGATTAACAGCAACAACCAGCCGCGCTGCCCCGGTTTTGTGTCAACGGTAATGGATTTTGCCCGCCCGTCATCGAGCAGGGGCTGAAGTGCCTGGCTGGCATACTGCGCCGCAAGCTTATGAACACGGGAAACGTCTTTTTCCCGCTTCAGCTCGTGCAGGCGTGACCCCAGCGACGCATCCGCCCAGTAACTGCCAAGCGGCGTCGCCAGTCGCAGATAAACCGCGTTATGGAGTGTATAAATCCGGCGGCGTTCGTAGTCGCCGGTTGCAGGTGAAATCGTCTGGTCCATGCCGCCAGTCTGGCAGCATGGACAGGTCAGAATCAGGTGAGGGTGTTCAGCACTTAATTATGCGGCAGGCCAGATATGCCGTGAGGGGTATCGTGTTTATGCGTTCCGATTTTAACGCCATTAATGGTGACGTCAACGGAGGTAATCACTCCACCCACATGGTTGATATTGCCTTCAAAGGTGGCAGTGTATCCCTTGCCCCCACTGATGGCCATGCCACCGTTGCCGGTGATTTTGCCTTCCACCGTCAGCTTGTCACTGGCTGTCAGTAACGGTGTTGTGAATGCGGCGCTTTCCTCTGCCTCAACCTCATAGCGTTTGCATTTCACGCGATAAACATCACATTCATGCTCAATAACCCGCCCGCGCTTCAGTACGATTTTCGCGCCTTCGTCGGTATACAGCGCCACCTCGCCGGGTTTCAGTTCCGTCAGGCGATATGCGCCGTGCTCTGTGGCCACGACGACGGTATGGGAGGTATTACCATTCAGCGGAACGGCAATACCCATCGAGCCGGGCGGCGGGGATGTGGTGAGGCCGTAATGCTGAAAATACTCCGCACCGTCCAGCTGTTCGCCTGCCAGCCCGTTCAGCTGAAGTAGCTGTACTTTGGTCGAACTGTCCACCGTACCGGTTACCACCCTGAATGCCTGGCGAACGGCGGCCAGTGCCTGCTGTATGCGCTGATTAACCTTGTCCCACATCATTTCTCCCAGACCTTAACAATGGCGACCTCTTTTTTCTTTTTGCCCCTGCGGTGATGGCGTTTCTTCTCGCGCGGGAAGGCGTCAGGTATCCACACGCCGTCCTCCTTAAAGCGAAGCCGGGTTGTCTGCCCGTTCCGGCCTCCGCTGAACTCACGCCCCATCAGGAAAAAGATGGCATCAATGCCGTGGAGTTCGCTGACAATCCGCACCCGCTGGCCGGGCTGCCACAGAACACCATCTGCCGTGCGATGACCTGCAACCAGTGCGACGATATCCAGCCCCGACAGGCGGGCATCACTCATCATTTTTTTTGCGCGCCAGTTCACCTGCTCCAGATTGCTGGTGTCGCCCTGGGTGATAATCTGCGGGCGGTAATAATCCACGGTGGGGTCGGTGGCCACGGCTTTCATGTTATGAATGCCTGTCTGACCACTGTCCGTATTACCGCTGTCCTGCCCGGATAATGTGCGCACGCTGCCGTCCTCGTTCCAGATATCCAGCGGCACCACGGCCACCTGTTTCTTGCTGTCTGCGCGGCGGGCGTGGCTCTGGGCCAGCACCGTCAGTTCGGAGAAACAGCCGTTAATGGACCGGGTATCGTCCAGCTCCATCACGTTGTTCCCGGTGCCGTCCAGCTTCAGAATCAGCGTATCCACCGGCGTGGTAGTGTAGTCTGGACCACCCACAACCAGCGTCCCGTCAGGCTCAAACCACGGCCATAAGCCGCGACCGGCGGCAGCTTTGGCCAGTGCATCCCACGCACGCATCCCCGGCTCTATAACGACCTTGTCATTACGTGACACACCGGACGCCTGAATACGGATGCGCTGTATCCCCAGCGGTCTGACAATCCTGTCGATGACCTCGTCCAGCGTCAGCTGGTTGGCGCTGAACACCGGCGCGGCACAGTCCACCAGGATGGCGGCATCATCACGCCCGAACAGGGCCAGCGTGCAGCTCTGACGGGACACACTACGGCGCACGCTGTCTATGCGCCCACTGAGCACCGTTTCATCTCCCACCTGCAACCGGATTTGTGCGCCCCGGACGATATCCGCCGGGAACACCTTTTCAGGCAGCCCCAGCTGAAGCTGCCAGCCGTCGGCAGCTTTCAGGAAATCGCTGTCAATACGATAACTGCTCCAGTCAGAATGCGACCTTCCGGCAATGACCAGGCTGATTTTGTCGTCGTTATTTTGCGTAGGCATTAATCACCATCCCGGCGGTTATGTTGTTCGGGTCACGCAACTGCGGGTTCAGACGTTGCAGCTCTGCCGCACGGCTGTAATCACCGTACCACTGCCACGCCAGCAACAGCAGACAGCTGTCCGCCTGCACCTGTTTCTGCGTCAGCGGTGGGCGGCGTGACAGAACCAGCAGGCCGACATCCTGCACGGATGCCGCCACGTTTTTCATGCTCTGAATGATTTCCGGGTACATCAGTCCCAGCGGTGATGCGGTTTCGGTTATCCGTTCGCGTTCGCCTTCATAGCGTTCACGGAACAGCGTGATGGCTGCCTGTAAGCGGGTGCGCACATCTCCGACCAGTCGCCCGATATCCGCCGGTATCAGCTGTTCTGACTGCGCATCATCAACCAGTATCGCCATTGCAACACTGGCCAGTTCAGATGCGGCCTGTGTTGCGTAAACTGCTTTCACATCCTGCACATCGTCTGGCGAGGCATCCGCAGGAAGTACCACCTCCGGTACTTTATCGCCACTGACCAGGGCAACAGGCAGCGCAACAAATTCATCCATATCAGTGATGACCTTATTCCAGCAGTTCATCACTGTCGCAGAACTGGCGACGGTCGTCTCTCCTGCCAACCCGGTCCGGGTGGCAGAATCAACACGTTGCAGAACCGGCACCGGTTGCCCGACATCTGATGTGTGGATTTCCAGCACCTCTGCCAGTTCATTGATAAATTTTCCGGGTTCGCCTGCCAGTGACACGATATTATCGACAGTGGAGACAAAATCACTTTTGAACGACAGCAGGGTATTCACCAGTGTGGCACGCACTGTCTGGGCTTTTTTAATCATGCTGTTAACGGTATTTAAAGGTGCAGTAACGGCATCAAAAAAATCACTTAACCGCGCCTGTAAAGTGTCCAGTTCATCAAACAACTGTTGCGCGAACAGCTCCGGTAACGGGGTGCTGAACAACGCGCTACCAGTGCGGTTTTCCAGAAAACTCATGTCAATGGTGCAGCTGTCCGGGCTTTCTGCGTCATGGCGGATGCTGTAGCCGGTCACAATCACCGACGGCACAGAGCCATAAACCGGATGAATCAGTTCACCATCGCCGCCTTCGTCCAGGGCGGCGGTCAGTTTTCCGAGTTTATATTCATAGTCATCGCCCCACAGGAACGCCGTCATGCGGAATGGTCGCGCCTTGCGTCCGAGGTCGTGCAAATCCGCCCCGTCAACAAACGGGTATTCATAGACCGCATGGTCGCGGCTGATTTGTTCGTCAGTATTCAGCACCTCAAACTGCACGCCACGAAAGGAAGCGTTTTGCAGGTTTTCAGCCCAGCCCATCAGTAAGTTCCTCCCGTACCTCTGTTACCGTCCTGAAGGTTGTATTTGTTCACTGCCTCCGCCACGACCTGACCATCGAGCACCAGTTGTGTGGTGAAATTAATGGGGCTGGCAGGTGGCCCCCAGTGCGTGAGGTATTCCGGCTGGGTGATGCGTCCGGGTTGAGTTGATGCCGGTTCAGGCTTTATGTTTCCTGCGGCTTTGTTAACCTGCGCCGGTGATGGCAGGGCATCAGCTGCGGCTTTTTTCCTGTCTTCCTCCCAGCGCCTCAACCATTCTTCGTTTTCGGTGGAATAGCCTTCCCCAAACTGCCACCATGGCTGGTATTTTTTGCGGGCTGCGTCGATTTCTTCCTGGGTGTATCGGGCGCGGATGCGTTTCCAGCGTTCTTCGCTTCCTTCGACGGCGGCGTCTTCCTCCGGGCTGGTTGCGGTGGCCAGTGCCGTAACAGTGCCACCTAAAGAAAGCAGGCCACCGGCAATACCGGGGAATTTAAATCCTTTGCCTTTTTTGACCGTGTTTTCAATTACATCACCAACAACCTCGCCAGTCTTGCCACCGGGTTTACCCCCGGTCAGGATTTTGATCCCGGCCCATGTCAGAGCCGCTGCGGTCATCGCTTCAATCGCAGTTGTGGCACCCACCACCGCCGTGGTCAGCCCCGGAAACTTTTCACCCGCCCAGCTTATGGCATCGGCCACAGTACCGGACGCATCAGCCAGCTTTTTCATGCTGTCCATTTGTGAAAATTCAAGCGTGTTTTTAGCCTGTTCGGTTTTAAAATCATTGAGGCCGGATATGAATCTGAAATCAACATCCCCCGCGCGCTGGCCTTCCGGCAGGGTACGTTGCTGATTAATCGCGTCTTCAACCTTCTTACGGTATTCCGGGTTGTTACGGTAGGCTAACAACGCCATCAACGCCTGACGGTCTGCAACCAGTTTCCCGACACCAAAGCCTTCAAGGAGTTTTGCCATCGAATCGTAAACAGCCGTCTGTTCACCTTTATCCCGGGCAGATGACAGTTTCTTTTGCAACTCCTGATAGCGTTTATCGTTGGCAACGATTTTATCTATCAGGCTGGAAAGCGCGTCTATCGGATCCAGCCCATGCTTGCGCGCTTCAGTCAGCGTACCTGAAAAATCAATCCCTTTACCGTTGTAATCAATGCTCTTTGCCGCAGTTTCAATATCATGGCTGGTCAGTTTAGCCAGCAGGTTAACCACGTTATTCCCTGCTTCATCACTGCTACCAGCCGTGATCGCGGCGGCTTCATTCAGCGCAAGAATCTTGACGAAATCATCCTTGCCTTTCATTCCCGCAGCTGACGCAGATCCCATTTGTTGGGATAACCAGCGGGCCATATCGTTCAGTTCAAAGCTGCCTTCTTTTCCTGCCGCAATCGCCATATTCAGGACAGTGGAAATATCTTCATCCCGGAATCCAAAGGTCTTTTTGCCCTTAAGCATCACATTAGCCAGGTCTGTCGCTGATGCACCAGAAGCCGTGGCGTATTTCATCAGTTCAGGTAGCCACTTGCTGGCTGTGTCAAATGAAATACCGCCATCTTTCAGCAGGGCATCCAGTGTTTCGGCTGCATCCTCTTTTGTGCCGCCACCATAGGTCACCGCGTTACGGATGCTGCTTTTCATCTGCTCAAGACCGGCTTTGCGCCCCTCCAGCCCGCCATCACTGAAGGCGGTATTGGCCATCATTGCCAGCTGGCGTTCGTAGCTCATCTGCTTTTTGACCGGCTGCGCCATAATGGCAGCACCTGCCGCGATACCACCACCTATTGTCACGGCATTCCCGCCAAATGCAGCCGCACGCGCAAAACGCCCCCGTTCAGGGATAACAGGCGTTTTCGCCATCTTCATCTGAGCCTGAGTGACGCCATCCAGTTCACGCTTGAGTGCCCGGGCTTTTTCCCGGGTGGCCTGCATGGCGCGCTCCTGCTCCTGCGCAGATTCAAAACCGGCGCGGGCCAGACGGTTATAGCTGGCAACCGTCTGATAAATTTCACGCCGGATCTCGCGTTCTGCACGAATACCGAGCGTTTCCCGGGCACGGGCGGCACGCTGTATCTCTTTTGCCGCCTTTTTCGTGCTGTTAACGCTTTCCTGCCCGGTACGCGTCTGCTCTGCGCCTGCCTTCCGGGTTGCCTTTGTTACACCTTCGGTGGCTTTGATAACCTGTTTTTGTCCCTTTTCCAGAACCTGCGAGGCTTCGTCCTTCGCAGTCAGGGTCATGCCAACTTTGAAATTACCGGCCATTTTTCTGTTTACCTTTTCTGCGTTTCTTTCTGAGGGATTTAAATGACAGGCGGGTGGTCTGTGAGGTGTCCTTTCTTCCTGAGCCGCCGCCGTTCAGCCTGTCAACGGCGGCAAGCCAGCCGTCCAGCTCGGGACGGCTCATGGTCATGATTTGTTCTTCGGTTATTCCGTAGCGCCCGAGGATAAGGACTGCGAGCCGGAGTCCGGCGAGCCGGGATTCCCGCCGCTCCGCTTTACCTTCAGGACGTTGCGTGATGCCAGCAGAATATTAAAATCTTCCGGCGTCATGTTGTCGTGCAACAGCTCCGCCGTCAGTTCTTCCTGCGGAATATCCCCCAGACGGACCAGCGTTGCCGCCATTACCGCACAGCGGTAGTAATAATCCGCCGCGAAGCCGTCCACTGTCTGAAAGCGTTCTTCAGTTTCTTCCAGTGCCTGCCCGTTATCACGCATGACCGGCAGACGCAGCTCAAAGTTTTTATGAATGGTGCCGTTAAAAACCAGACCATCGGACAGTTCGCCGGTCTGTGTAGCGATAATCGTCATCCTTCCACCTTCCTGAGTGCAGCCATTTTGATATCAATTTTCGCTTCATTATCGACGGTGTATTTCTCACCCACTTCGGTTGTGAAGCAGTCCAGATAAGAGGTGCGTTTACCGCTGTTACTGAGCGGGTACAGCGAGATTTTCACACCTTCCAGATTTTCCCAGTCCGGCTCGTTGGTATCAGGAATAACCGCCGAAACGGACAGTTCGTAGGTGGCAATGCCACGGGCAAAGCCTTTAGCCCTGCCGGTTTTGTTCATGGTCTTGACCAGCTTTCGCCCGGTGTTGATCTGAACATCAAGGTCGGTGATCTCGATTTCCTGGCTGTCAATTTCCAACACAATCGAGCCGATATATTCTTTCAGGGACATTTATCAGGCTCCTTACAAAATCATGTCGATGCGACCGGCAAACACATGCAGGCCGTTAACCACGTCGGCAGGGATCGCGCAGTCCAAGCGATTTGCATCTTTCCCGTTTCGCTGAACGCGCAGTTTTGCCTTATTCGCTTCCACATTCTCCAGAATTTCAGACTCCTCCAGCTTGAGCAGCACGTCATACAGTTCGCTTTCCACTTTTGCGATGGTTCGGGTGCTGAGTTTTTCACGCGGGAAGCGAAGGCTGATACGTTCGCGGCACGCCTTGCGGGTGTAGTCCAGCGTTCTGATGGACGTGATATCCAGTAACGAGACATCAGCCACACCCTGAGCGTTCACTGTGTAGGTACTGACCGCACGCACAATCTGCACCGTATTACCCGGTCCAACCTCAACCGGTGTCAGGCCGTTATGCAGGGCGCTTTCCTGCTCGTTACGGCTTTCGCGCTGTGACATGGCGACCACATCCAGCCCGGACAGCGCCAGCGAGTTCAGCGGGCGTGCCGGGTCTTCTTCGCTCGCCATTACTGCGCCGTAGATGGCGGCCAGCACAGCAGGAAGCATCACAGAACCACGATACCAGGGGACAGACACGCGCCCGCTGTTCACACCGGCTGCCAGGGTGATCCCGTTTCCCAGACTACCTGTCCAGCCCGCACAACCAATCGCGCCACGCTGTTCCATCGCGTTCCCGGTTTTCTCCAGGTGCTGCTTCAGGGCGGCAAGGGCTGGCGTGGTACTGAACGGACAAATCAGAATGTTGTGACCGGCAGCAAAGACCGCATCAAGTGCGGGCTGAATATCCGGGTCCATTTCGCCGCTCGCCATCGGCGTGGTAGCCACTACAAGGCCGGTTGCAGTGGTGGATACCGACAGGGTGATATCATTCCCCCAGGTACCTTTGGTCCGGGCGGTCACTGTCAGTTGAGAGGTGTCAGATTTGTATTCCCCCGTGACCAGAAGCGATGGCGTCTGCGTCATTGCCGTCACCAGTGCCGGAATGATTTTCGACGGTTCATCCCCGACGTCCACATTAATGGCGATCTGCTCGCCAGCAATCCATACCGACAGCGTACCGCTGCTGGTTGCAGTGCCGGTGACTTTAACTGCGCCTGTTGCCGCTTTTCCTGCACCACCGTCTGCAATACCGATAACATCCAGTTGCAGATAGCTGTTGGCGTTAATGGCCGCGCGCGCCATTGCTGCGGCCAGTGAACCGGCCCCGAAATACAAATCCGCTTCGTCTTCGGAATACACGGAAACCGCATTCAGGGGGGTGGCGGTGCCATCAGGCAGCATCGGGCCAATCACCAGAACACGCTGTTCGTTACCCGGCAACGTGTTAACGGCCAGCCGGGTATTAAACTCAAAATGCACACCGGGCTTACGGATACTGCCCGAAATGGTGTCAAACTGAATTTCACTCATCGGAGCCCACCTGTTTCTCTTTCTTCGCCTTCGCTTTTTCTGGTCCGGTGTCCTGTTCTGCCGTTTCAGGCTCTTCAGCCACCAGAATCAGGTCACCATCCTGAACAGCGCGCCGGTAATAAGCGGTGTTTTCAACGATCACCGCTTCCGTGGTGATGTATTTCCGGGCGTTATCCTCCATCGGGAACTTCATCCCGGGAGCCGCCTTAACCTTCATTTTGTTCATGCTGTTGCTCTCTTAATTCATCCAGACCACAGATATCTGCGCCGTATTGCGTACCAATTCGCAGTAAATCCGGGTCAGGGTCTGACAGACGGCCGTGGTAACGGTTGAAAGCCATATCCGCTTCTGCACCGCGCTCCGGCCATTTGCCGTTTTCCAGCGCGTGCTCCACCCAGCGGGTATCAAACTCACAGGCAAACACGGACATTGCCCGCTCTGCCACGCCAGTGTTAAACAGCGTCCTGACCCGCCCGGGTTCGAAATAATCAATCTCCAGCCCCAAATCCTGACCGATCAGCAGGCGACGGACGGATTCAACCAGCAGGTTTGTACCGACCTCATCCCGGACGGTGCCTCCCTGTCTGGCGCTCTGTTCGCTGCGGGTGTTGTAATCACCCACCACAACCACAAAGCGTCCGGTGGCAATGTATTTCTGGCGTGACGTGGAATAGCGTTCGGTTTTCGCGATGCCGCCGAACGTCACCCAGGCTGCCGGAAGGCTGCGAACAATCCGGCCCGGGTCTTCATCCAGTTCACCGGCATAGGTGCGGACTTCCCGCACCATTTTCCCCAGACCACAACGCAGACGTTCAACCAGCGCCCGTTCAATTTCAGTAATCAGAATGCACCTCCCCGCGTGGACTCACGCCCGAACTGACGGGAGCCGGAGCGGATACGCACCTGTGACGATGACGGGATCACGCTGCCGGACGTATCCCGCCCGAGGTTGATTTGTCCTGCCGCGACTTTCTCCAGAAAGCGGATGGCGTCCCGGTAGCGCATCTGAATTTCTTCTGAGCTGATACGGTAATCGGTCGCCAGGTGATAACGGGCGATATCGCAGCAGTAACCCACCAGAATCCCCGGGCTGTCAGGCCACGGGGTCCGGTAACGCCCCACCAGATAGCCATCAATCTGGGCACTGGCGCGCGCAAGCGCGGAAGCCAGTTTTTCTTCGTCGATGAATCCCGTCATGTTTTCATCCGTCAGTGTGCGCGCCTCGCGTTCACTGAACGCCCTGATGAACTGTTCCGGTGTGGCGTAAGACATGGGTTACTTCTCCTTTTTGTCCGCTTTCTGCGCTGCTTTAAGCGCAGCTGTCAGTTCCCGGACCTTCCCGCGCTCTTCTTCCAGCTGCGCCGTCAGTTCGCTAACTTTCTGGCGTTCGGCATCCAGCTGTGCGGCCAGCTCATTACCCCGGGCCGCGTCGTTCTGGCCGGACGCTTTATCGCGTTCGACCACAATCAGCATGGGGTCAGCCTTCAGCACCGCCAGCTGTTCCGGGGTGAACGCATCCGCAGGCCATGCCTTCGTGGTTGCGCTGTGTGCCACACCGCAGCGGCGAAAACCCTCACGGCGGGCGGTAATTTCAATCACCTTTTCCATGCATTACTCCGTCGTACCATCTGAACCAAATGCCATCTGCCAGAAGCCGTAACCGCCGTTACAGCGCGCTTCGGCACCAAACAGGAACTTCTTACGCTTGAACACGTTGTCGCTGTTGTAGTCCGTCTGCTCCACAAAAACAGGCTTTTTACGCAGCTGATAAATCAGCGGTTTCACCGGTTTGGTGGTGTCAAACAGGAACCACGCAGAATCCGACGCCAGCTCCGGCATCACCAGCACTTCGGCGGTATTGCGGTACGGGTTCGGCGTACCGTCCGGGAACTTCTCGGCGGTCATCAGGTAGTTCGCGTCATCCTCCAGCGCCGGTGGCACAACCAGCAGATTCGGGCGAATTTTAAGGGATGCGCCTTCGTCATCTTTCAGACTACGCATGGCAGTTCTGGCGGCACCGTAGGAGGCTTTCGCTTCGGCAAGCGAGCCAACTTTGAGTTTTTTGGTGCCTTTGTTGGACACCGATTTACCGGCGACCAGGTGGTCGGTATCAAAGAACGGCTGGCCGTCGTAACAGGGATTGGTAAAACCGTTACTGATAAGGGACGCCACAATATCTGCCGGGAGTTCTGCCGCCGACTGTCCGGCTCCTTTTGCCTGAAGGGCATAGCCCATAATCTGGTCGTCCTCGATGTCGTTACGATCGACTTCAACCGTGGCTTCCCAGTCCTTGTTACGGATGGTGTAGTTAAATGCCGCCAGTGATTTAACGACCTTGTCACCAATCCACTCGCGCATTTTCGGGAAACGACTTAACCAGCTGTAGTCATTTTCCTTGCCGTTTGATGGCACTTCCATTGCCACCTTCTGCCAGTCAGTTGGTGACTGGTCGAAGGCTTTCTGGAAGGTGGCCTTCAGATTGATAAAAATCTGTTTGACGTTTTTAACGTTGACTAACACGTTTTGCTCCTTAACTGAAATGAACCCAGACGCCATCGCCACAGATGCCGATCACTTTCCCTGCGACAGGACGGGCGCTGCTGTTGTCGGTTTTTGCCACGGTTACGCTGTCTTCCACGTAGCACAGCTTGCCGACCTGCGATTGTGTGACCGGGTCTGAGGTGCTGTTCACCATCAGAAAATCTTTGCCGCAACGCACTAGAACGGTGGCGTCGCCATCACTGCCCTTGCTGTTATCCACCCAGCCATCAGACACGCCCAGCGTAATCTGTGAGGCCGTGGCACTGGCCGGAACGGCATAACCGGATGCGTTAACGGCCACCATATGACCACCAAAAATTTCGGTCGCAGCGGCAACCGGCACCGGGTTCAGTTCGCCGTCACGATAGGGGGTATTGCGATCCATTTACTCATCTCCTGCGTAACGGGCGACATCCTCTGGATCGACGCCCATCATTGAACAAATGGCGATATCAACATCGACGTCATCGCCGGTTTTAATCTGCGCCGGGGCAGGCGACGGCGTTTTGGGTGGTTTGCCGCCGGTCTGGGTCTGACTGAGCGCAACAAGTTTCGGTGCGTTATCCAGCCAGGACTTAAAGCCGTTGATATCGCGGCTGGCGTAATCTTTCGCCCAGCCTTCCTGTGCCGGAAGCAGTCGCCCGTCAGACAGCGCCGCCTGAATCAGTGCCCCGGCTTCGGCCTCACCGGACTGTTGCGCCAGTGCGGCATAACGCCCCTGAAGTTCTTCGAAGGCAGCAAGGGAAATGTGTTTTGACGGGTCATAGGCACTGGCTGACAGGCTGGCGATTTGCTCGTCTTTCTGATTCAGCAGGGCCAGCAGGCTGACGGATGCCGCCGCCGTTCCCTGACCGTTCGAAATCATGTCAACGACCTTTTGCAGCTCGTTTTTGATATCTTCCGCCGTTGAGGTAACCGGGAGGTTAAGCATCCAGCGCAGACTGGACAGCAAATCGTTTAACAGTTCTTCATCCACTGTTGTGGTCTCCGTTTCAGTTGACAGACTCGCCAGACGGCTGGCCGCAGCCAGCATGACCGCGTCCATACCGTCCAGCGCCGGGGTATTGGTCAGTGCGGCGTGTAACAGTTCGATGACTTCGCCGCGCCGGTTGTATCCAAATACCGGGGAAATAAATTTGTACTCACCGGCGGCAATCATGGCCGCCGCGTTCTCCGTCCACTCCACACCGATGGCATACAGGCCCGAACCTTCACGCCATTCCACCTGGCTGAACCAGCCCGCCGCCGGTGCGGGCTTGCCGTTGTTTACGGCGCGCAGCGTCTGATGTTCGTAATCAATGACAAAAGGCGTGGCGCGGGCGGCCACCTGTGCGACAAGCTGCGCGGCCAGTTCAGCAGTCAGCACCCATTTACCGCTTTCGACTTCATCGGTATGTGGGCGACCATCCACCGCGCTGAACTCGCCTGCCGGTAACAGCTGGATTTCGCTGTGGGTTGCTTTAGTAATTTCGAGGCTTAACGCCGCAATTTTCAGTTTCATACGCGGCATGATGACGGAAGGGGAAGCCGGGGTACTGTGGAGGGTGTTCAGCACCCTGCCATAACGCGAAAGGATAAAAGGGGAAATAAAACCGTTTTTAAAACCCTTTTAAAAACGATTCTGACGGCATTTATGGGATGCGGTGCTGTTATGCCTCATCCATGAAGCGTTTATGCTGTCACAGCCGATTACAGCGCGTTTGTCGCCATTCAGTCAATCACACGCGCAAAATAGCGGTTTGCGGTGTTCTCCAGCTCGTCGATGTCGTCCTGCACGAGCTGAAGGAAGGGGCGCGCTGGCATGTTGACCGTATACGCTCCGACCGTTGCGCTCTGCACAAAATTACTGTTGCGCTTTTTCACAAAACGGCTGCTGACGCTGCCGTTTTTGTACTGTTTAAAATACAGGTTCTGCGTCCGTGCCTGATGGCGGATCTCGCCGCCTTCGTTGTGGATACGGGCATAACGGACGTTTGTCCCGACCGTGGCCTCGTTATTGTTAACCGCAGAGCGGATACTGGCAGCCAGTCGTCCGGACTTCTGAAGGATTTGCCCGGGGCCGCGCCGTTTCGCATAGGCCGGACTCCAGCCCATCCATTTCGGGCGACCCTGTTGTTCAAAGTTAGTCTCAACCGCATCCAGCATGGAGCCTGCAAGCGCCGTCATCAGGTCGCGCCGGTCCTTCACGGAACGAATCAGTTTCCCCAGCGTGGTGTTATACGCGCTTAAATCAATCTTAATATCCAGTTTACCGCTGCTCATGATGCCTCCGGTGTGTCCTGCATAACCCAGTCTGTCAGCACGTCATCCCCCACCGTCGCCACTGACCAGCGGTCGCCCGACTGTAACGCATACCGCCACGCGTTACCGTCCTGCGTGACATGCTCCGCCCGTTCGATGGTTTGCTGCATCAGCACATAGTCGGCGGCGGTCGGGGACGTGTCTGTTGCACTGAGGCGCTTCATGACGTCAGCCGTAAGGTTTACCGTCTGCCGTGCAGCGCCCGTGGCGGCGACCTGTTCCGGTGAACGGATGGCCAGCGGATATCGCTGGCGCGCATCCAGTTCGCTGACGTTCGCCAGTCCCCGGGCAAAATCCGGCCCGGTCAGTGTGCCGGTGACATACTGGCGGGCGCTGCGGTAATCGTATTTTTCCAGTTCCGGCTGCCATGCCACTTTGCCGGGGTTAAAACCGAAGCCCGGGTCGGCGGTATACACGGAGCCGTCCGGCATCTTCAGCCCCATTGTTCTGATGGTCTGGCCCGGCTGGCCATATTCCTGCTCAACCTCAACCAGTCGCCCCTCGCTGCTCTGTACCGTCAGGCCATATTTCTCCACATCCGACGCCGAACGCGCCCGGATACGGCAGCGGCAGTGATAACCGTCCGGGGGATATAAAAACGCCCAGACAGGATCATCCGCCCGGGCGGTAAAACCGTTCAGGGCGGCGTGTTTCGGGCGGGTGTGAAGGTCCATCACTGCCACGCGCTCAAAATAAGGCCGGTCAGCCACGTTCGCCATCTGCTGCTGATAACGTCCGGCGTTATATGACGACTGAATATTGGTATCAAATATCGTGCGCAACCGGCGCGGCGTCAGTTGTCTGCCGTACAGTTCGCCGGTGTCCTCGTCCACAATCAGCCGCTTACCCAGCCAGCCTTTTTTCTCCAGCAGCGGCTCCAGTTGTGCGGCAAACTCCCGGAACGTCCCGCCGTCAGCCAGTGCCGCCGTCAGGCCATCACGGATATCCTTCAGAACATCCAGTTTCAGCACGCCCGCCACCGTGAACGCCCGGGCGTGTGCGATGTCCTTCACATCGTGCCAGCGGAAGCCGATGACGTATCCCTTGCTTTCGAAATACTTAATCGCTTCTTCCGGCTTCAGGGTGTACGCATAACCCAGGTCAACATCGTCAACAGTCGGCATTCAGTCGCCCCCAGATATCCGCCACAAAGAATGCCTGCGTCAGCAACTGCCGCAACGTTTCATCCGGCAGCTCCGGCCACGCTTCCGCCAGTACGTTCATAGCCTCGTCTGCATCCCGGCCTTCCTGTATGGCCTGCACCAGTGGGGCCACCAGTTCGTTCATCCCCTGCGCGATGGCCTCTGCCGGAAGCTCTGCCCGGTCGATGGCGTTCTGTGCCGGGTCGTCCTCCCCGTTGTCCTGCTGACTGAGTGCGGCAACATTCATCCGCTCACGCAGCTGGCTGAGGCCAGCCTGCACAGGGAGAGACTGTGCCACCGGCACCAGCACCTCTTCGCCGTCTTTCGGGGTGGGGATGCCGGTTTTTTTGCGCACCCACGACGCCGGAATATCCTTCATCCCCACATTGTTGAGCAACACGCTGACGGCTTCCGCCACGCCCTTAATGTCAGCTTCCTGCTGCACATCAAACACCAGGCGCGGAAGACGGCGTGACGGGATATCCTGCCAGCCGTTGAGACTGGCCATCATCTGTATCAGACTGCTGAACATGCCGGACAGCTGGCGTGCATCAGCGGTCAGAATGTCGTGCCGGACCTCGTTATGGACATTACCCAGTGCGTTGGTGGAGGTTTTACCGTCGGCCTGGCTGGTCAGCGTACTGCCCAGAATCACTTTTGAGGTGGTACGCTCCGCCCATTCCACCATCGACATGAACGCCTCCGGTCCGCCGGATGCGGCTTCCTTGAACTCGATTTCGTTACCCTGCGGCAGGGCTGCCACCGCTTCATGACCCAGATTGACCAGCGCCTCAAGAATGTTATCCCGGTCTTCGTCACTGGTGCCCTGTGCATAGTACGCAATGCGCGCTGGAAGACCGTAAATCTCCAGAAATTCCGCCATATCACGCAGCGCAAAGTTTTTAAACAGATACGGCCAGACCAGTACGCGGAACAGGCCGGATGAACCCAGGAACCCCGACCGGGCGTTGTAACGGTGAACTAGCCAGCCGAACGGCCACAATGCGGAACCGTCCTTACCGTCTTCCCCACGGTTGCCGTCATCCAGCCGGAGTTCGTCATTGTGTTCCGGCAGAGTTATGAACCAGTTATGCGGGCGCAGCGTCACCGCATCCGGTAACCATGTTTTATCCACGAACGCCCAGCTGATTTCCTGACAGCTGAAGCCGTAACCGACACTGCTCATCCCGTTGAGGATGATGTCCTCCATGTCCGGGATGCCGTGCAGCCATTCATCCACGGCGGCGGCCAGCTCCTTTTCTGCCTTCGAGGCATTGCGGGGCGGCTCCACCGACCAGTCCAGCGTCAGCAACGCTTTTTTGCGCTTTTCCATCTCGGCGAACAGATGGCCATCACGTTCTTCCATATCCGCAAACAGCATCGCCTGCGCCGGAAGATAACCGCGTTCGGCTGCTTCCAGAATACGCGGCAGTTTTCTGATGTTCAGACCACGGGACGGGTGGTCGGGATAAATGCGCAGCCGTTCCGCCACTCTGACCGACTGCGTTGTTTTGAGTGCCTCACGTTTCAGCGGGCGTCCGTAAATATCAACAAGCTGTGCCATTAATTACCATCCTCCTGAACCAAAACGCCCGCCACGGTCACGCCCGCTGCTGCGTGGGGTGTGTATCTGAAATTTTGCGCTGCGCGATACCGCCAGCGTCCACAGCATGTGCAGACAGTCCGGGCCATCATCGTGGTCGGCTTTGGGGTAGTGGCGCAGCTGGTCAATCAGCGTCTGATGTGCCGGACTGATGCGGATCAGGCCGTTGGCCATATGCGGCTGAAGGGACTCAATACGCAGCGCTTTATCCTCCAGCGGGATGACCGGCAGCGCCGGAACCGGCACGCCCAGCGCCGCCGAACGCTCAACCAGCACGGTACGCAGAAACTCCTGAAACTGGACGGACTCAAACGACCAGCACAGACAGTGGTATTCCCGCTGATACTTAATCACGTCTTCGATAAGTTTGTTTGGTAGACGTCGGCGGATATCGGCTTCAACCACATCCAGAATGCCGGTAAAGCGGTTAAAGCCCCCCACGAGAATGGCCGACGGGTCGCGGTTTTTGTTTTTCTTCCCGAGACTGGGGTCAACAGCACCATAAAACACCCATTCATCAAGACGGTTAACCCAGAACTTAATGCAGCCCGCAAACAGCGCATCTTCACCGCTGACCGGGTCGTTCTGGTATTCAGAATCAAAGGTGTCATGACCGTCACGGACACGGATTTTCATCAGTGCCAGCAGGGGACGCGCCGCCCATGACACCACCGACCCGGCGAGCATGTCGGCTTCGTTCTGTCGGTAAAGTGCCTCTGCTGCTTCCGGCTGTTTGTTGCGGATGAGTTCTTCCCACTCGTCCCACAGCTTCATATTGGCAGGCCACTGAATGACGGCCTTAAAACGGGCCGTTTTCCACATCGGGTTATTGAGTGTGCGCGACAGTACGGAGTCGTAATGCAGGATGGTTCCGATATAAATAATATCTGTTTTACCACCAGCCTCGCCCAGCGGCATCACGGTTTTGGTGAGCCAGTCATGCAGCTTGTCGCGCTGCTCCGGGTTACGCACCATCTCGTCGTTCTCGATGTCGTCGAGGATAACCAGGTCAGGACGGTACGGACCGTGGCGCAGACCACGCAGCTTTTTACCACTACCGGCAACGGTCACCTTGATATTGTTGGCCGTGACGATGGTCCCCATACGCCAGACGCGACCCTGCCCGCACACTTCCGGGAAATCGTTTTTTAAACGGGGGTTAAATTCCAGTTCAGCCTTGATGGCTTCCAGCATCGGATAAGCCTGGTCGATACTGTCCATAATGATGACCGGATAATGCTTAATGGCCCGGATAATGGTCCACAGGGTAAACAACTGAGTCACCAGCGTGGATTTTGCTTCACCACGGGGCGCGGCGATGGCGTCGTTCTCCGGGTCCGGGCTTGCCACAACCTGTGGCAGACGGCTGAACAGGTATTTATGCAGCTCGCTTTTTGCCGGGTTGCGGACGTAGTGCGGGAAATAGTTTTCGACAAAATAATCGTAGCCCGTCACCGGGTCACAGACTGCCGCCCGGCGGGCCTGTGTGGCCTGCGGGTTTACATCGAACCCCAGACATTCAGCCTCGATGGTCTGGCGGAGGTTGGCGATGTACTCCTGCAGGCTTCTCTGAAACTCTTTAATGGAAAGTTTACGTTTTGCCACGTCACACCTGCGCTGCTTCTGCCTGCGCTTTTTCGATACGTGCGCAGGCGATATCAAAATACTGGTTAGTCATTTCAATGCCGGTAAACCGTCCGCCACGGGCAAGTACCGGGATGGCGGTGGTGCCGCTTCCCATAAACGGATCGAGAACGTGCGCATCCGGTGCCAGCGGTTTAACCAGCTCGGCCATCAGCTGAACCGGCTTTGCGGTCATGTGCAGTTTTTCGGACGGGACAACACGCTGCGTAATCACACCCGGGAACGGGCCACCGTGCGGACATTTGTCGAGTTTTCCGTTGCTGCCCCAGACCACATACTCGGCCTGATGCCGGAAATAGCCGGTGTGTGGCGCACGGGAAGCCTGCGTTTTATCCCAGACAACAAGACCACGCCACAGCACACCACCGGCCTGAAAAACGTCGGTCATGGTGGGAAGCTGTCGCCAGTCACTGAACACCATGACATAACCACCGGGGCGCACAAGGCGGGCAGCCCCGGACATCCACAGGGTGCTCCAGTATGCCCAGCTGCGCTGGTCGCGGTTATCCCCGCTGAACTCGGCATACTGGGTGTGACCGACATACTTGTCCGAAGGGGCCATGCTGCGGTCTGATTTATGTGTGCCACCACTGCTGTAAGGCGGGTCGGTAATGACGGCATCAAAACGTTCGGATAACGCCGGCAGCACATCAAGAACATCACCGCAATACAACGTTGCGTTACCAATAATCTGTTTTTGCATTACAAATCCCGAATATCAGACGGCCCGGAAAACCGGGCCGCTGTGGTTAACTGAAATTATCCTCAAGCTCTTTAGCGAAGCCTTCGAGCACCTCAAGAAACGGGGCATACTGTGCCGGGTGACGCTCCTTGATGAACGCGCCGAGCCGCTGCACCACTTCCAGTGCCGTGGCGAGCCGGTCGGTTTCCGGCAGGATTTTTTTGCTGCTGGCCACCGCCTTACTGAGACTGTCGGACAGACTCGCCAGCAGTTCGACGGACTCCTGCGGCGGGATGTCCGGGTTCTGGTTCAGCCGTTCAAGCGTCGTCTGACACTTCACCACCAGACTGATAAGCACGGTGCGGGCGACACTTTCCAGTCCGTCACCGGCGAGCGCGTGAGCGGCCCGCAGCTTGTCCCAGTCGTCGCCGTTCTTCATCGCCTGCGTTTTCCAGCGCCGCGCGGTGTCGTGCGGCACGGCGAACTTCATGGCGACGATATCCAGCGGAAGCTGGTCAAAGATGTACCCGTTACGGACTTTGTCCCTGATATCCTGTGACCACGCCATTAAGTGTCCTTCTGAGCCTGTTCAATCCTGCGCTGAACTTCGTCGGGATTTTCAAGAACAAACACGTTTTTCCCGGTATCCAGTTCAATGACCGTGCCATCATGTGTACCGTACTGACGGTAAAAATGGGTGATGCGTTCAGCGAGCACCATGACAGCGCCAGCACCTCCTGAACCTCTGTATTCTGTAAATCTGATAATGCTCACTGTGTCAGACCTTCGAAAAATCAGTTCTGTGAACACTGCCGGATGCCGTCAATAATCCGGCAGACCTGCGCCGCCGCGTCTAACAGCTGTCCCGTTCTGTTAATGTCTGTGCATCCCACCGGAAGCAACATCACCAGAAACAGGGCCAGAACACAGCGCGCGGCTTTACGTGGCGTTCTGTGGGTCCAGTGCTGACGCGTCATATCGCCACGCGCTCCTTCAGCCAGCCATAAACAAACGATTCGTTAGCCTCGCGTTTCTCCGCCAGTTCCAGATAGCGGTCCCCCTGCGTACAGTTCAGGGCCGTCAGCATCACCCGTTCACCGTCCTGACCGCGATTATTCAGGAAGGCGCGCAATGCACTGATGGTACGAGGCCCGATGCGTCCGTCTGCGTCCATATCCGGGTACAGCCTGCCGCGCAGATTGAACACATTCAGCCAGCGCTGAAGCATTCTGGACGCCACGGTTGGCCCCATATTCACACCGGTATCACACAGCTCTGCGGCAATATCAGGGGATAATGCGGCGACCTGGTCGAATCGCGGACCGTACCAGTAATCGGCTTCAAGGATGTCCAGCGCCTGCTCGCGGGTTAAATCGCGCATATCACCACGGTATCCGTGGGCACGGGCGACTTTTTCCGTAATGCCCCATTTGGTCGGACCGCCCTTATCATCCGGGTGATTGACATAACCACCTTCTTTGCCCAGGACTTCATCAAAAATTTTATCTTTTGATTTCATGTGGATGCCTCAGTAACGAAAGGATTTTTGACAAATTCCCGTGCGCCCACACGATAAGCGCACAGAAAACCAGATTCAGCGCCACAACCAGCCAGCTGGAATGTGTGTACGTACCGGACAGCCAGCGGAACGGGATGATGACGTAGCCGAGCATCAGCCAGTACGCCAGCCAGGTAATCATCGGTTTATGCGCTGCACCGTGGCGGCGATACACAAACAACCCCAGCACAATGGCGAGACACAGCCAGACGTTCACGATACCGGCAAGGCTACTTTCCATTTCCACCCCCTCCGCCGCGCAGTCTGGAAAACAGGCCGAACAGCGATGAAATTTCCTGTTGATAAAGAAAGGTCAGTATCTTGATGGATAACGCCGAGACACCGACCGCACACAATGCATCGAGTGGCTTGTCGTTGTAGTGGGTCAGCCACTGCATCAGTGACGCAGCCACGCCAGCCCCCAGAACGCCAACCACAAACGCGACGAGCAGGTGGATAGCCATTCGCCATACCGGGATTTCTTTCTGCTGCGTGACAACAAAAAGCGCTCCGGCAAACGCGCCCACCACAACCCCGAAATCGGTATTGGTGAGAAGGCCAAACACACTGGCACCACCGATGGTGACTGCCACAGCTCCGCCGCCTGATAAGGGTTCAGACAT